ATCAGTAACCTTAATATTCACATCAGGAGTCATCTCAACATTATCATCCATCACAACCCTTAAAGGAATTGCATTATCAATCCTATAAGTGTGTTCAGAATCAGTATATGATTTATCCCTTGGAATTAAATTAATAAAAGCCATAATCTATACACTCCTACCGGCAGTTCTGTTATTCCAGTTCATTTCACTTCTAATCCTGTCAACAAAGTACTGTAATCTGTCCTCATTGTCAATATCACCATTGATGACTATATTGATTTCCTGAGTATTGCCTTGACTTTCAGCAAGTCTTTGAATAGATCCATTCGCAAATTCACCTTTCATTTCACCAAAGTCAAGATTCATTTCAGGTTTGCCGAAACTGCTGACAGCATCTTTCGCCAAAGTACCTAAATTTTTGACAAGGCTCTGGCCTTCAATAGGCACTCTTCTTCCCATCTCGGAAACTTCCCAAAGCAATGTCCTCTGCATGATACCAGGGGAATGTGTATCCAATCCGTTAAGGAAGTTCTGCCATGCATTGGTCGCAGCCTGCCACATGATTTCACCAATTCTACCTGCAAAGTTCAATGCATCACTTATCATTCCTTCAAGTTCCGCTTTCAGTTTACCTGCTAAACCGGATATTCCGCTTGCAAAGTTGCTGACTGCATTTCTCGCAGCATTCATCATATTTGATGCTAATTGTCCTGCGAATGAAAGAACTCTGCTGATAATGTTCATCAAAGTTGATGCAACTGTTGCAGGTAACGATGCAAAGAAACCGATGAAGGACATTATGCTCGCCCATATCTGAGTTATTGTTGAAACTACTGTTGACCATATCATAGATGCTGTTGAAACGATTGTAGCCCATAATGTCATAATATAGGATTGCAATGTAGTTATTGCAGTTATCAAAGTTCCCCAAATCAATTGACCGACGAACAACAATGATTGACCGAAACTTTCAAGTGCGCCTATGATTGTACCGGAGATTAATTCGCCGATTGATGTCAAGAATTCCCATAATCCAGTCAGAGTATTTTGTAATTCTCCAAGCCAGTAAATCGCACCAGAGTAAATCCATTGACCTAATGCTACAAACGATTGACCTAAACCATCAATCGCAGCACGGACTTGTTCGTTATTGAAATATAAGTAACCTAAAATTGCCACCAATGCTCCGATTGCAAGGATTAGTATTCCGATTGGATTTGCATCCATTGCTATATTCAAAGCCCATTGTGCTGCTGCGGCAGCATATTCAGCAACAGTGGAAGCAATTAATGCAGCTTTCTCAGCAACCCACATTGCTGCGGATTTCAATGCATTGTAACCAGTCAGCAATACACTTTTTGCAAGTTGACCTAAACTGATAACAGCATTTTTGATTGCACTCCCAGTAGTAACCAGCAATTCCTTCCCGAAACTGGCTATTCCTAATATTGCTGACTTCGCAGAGGAAGCAACACTCATCAATCCAGTTTTAAGACCACTTAATCTGGAAACAAATTGTGCAATTTTACCCCCTTCACCAAATAAATTAATTAATTTAGTAAAAGGAGACAATGCGAAACCGATAAATTTAGTTACAGCTTGAATTCCAAGTCCCACAGTAGTTAAACCGGCAGACAATCCAATACCTGCACCGATTACTCCTTGAATAGGTTCAGGCAGACTATGAAATGCGCCTGCTAAAATGTTAATCAAATCAGCGGCAGTCTGAATTGCAGGAATCAAAGTAGGCAGTAAAGCTTCCCCAACAACACGGAAGAAATAATCCTTAGACCTCTGTAATTCCTCGTTCAAATGTTCATAACTGTTCTTATAGTTCTCAGTAACATCTGCACCATACTTCATATTCAAAGCGGAAGACAATACTGCCGCCCTACTGTTTTCATCCAAAGCTTGAAATGCTTTACTGGCTTCACCAGCGGAAACTCCCATTGCTTTTCCTAAATCATCAAGACTTAATCCGAAATTTTTCAGTTGTTTTTTGCCCGCCATTCCTGATAAGACCATTGTCTGAAAGGCACTGTCTAAGTTTTCAATAGGTATTTGTGTCTGAAACGCTGCTTTGCTGATTCCCTCGAAACTGTCTTCCAATACTTGCTGATTTGTGATTCCGACATTTCCCATGTTGATAAGGTGTTGTCTTACTGCACCTGCACCCCTTCCGGTTTCTTCCGCCATTGATGAAATCATGGAGCCGTAGGTGCTTTGTGCCTGTTCGGCAGTCATACTGGTATTGCTTAGTGCATATCCTAATCTCACCATTGAATCCTCATAGTTTCCAGCAGCATTTGCCATTGTTGTGTAACCTGAAACTATTTGTCCGGATAATTCTGCACCTGCCATCGCATCGACCATACTTAATGATTCATTTGCACTTTGGATTTCGTCATTTAATCCACTAAAACTGCTTTGTGCATTGCTTGCACTGTCTGCAAGGTTATCTACGCCGGAATTATCAATGTTGGAAGCACTGTTTGAAACTTCATCTGCACTGGTGCTTGTATCGTCAAGGCTACTGCTTGCGTCATCTGCACTGCTTGCAAGGTTGTCAACTCCACTCGCATCTATTTCGGTGGAACTGTTAAGGTCATCTAAACTGCTCTGTGCATCTCCTGCCGATGTTTGTAATTCATTGAGTTTTGCAGATAAATCTTCAATTTCGGAGGAGTCGGCAAAGGCATTTACTTTAATATTTAATTCTTTATCTGCCATAATATCAATCCACCACTAAAAATGCTTTGTTTTTCAAATTATGTTTTCTTTGATTGTTTTTCATAATGATTATTGCATTCCGTTGCAACACTGTTAAATTAGACATATCCCCATTGTTGAAACGGTATCCGGCAATAAACATTATTGTAATGTGTTTTAATTTGCCATGGTCAAGGTCTAAAACCCCATCATGTCCTCAATCATATTCTGCTGATTGACTTCAACACTTTCAGCCAAATCAACTCCACTGATTCTTGAAATCTCATTTGAAATCATAACAACAACACCGGCAGGCAATTCATCAACCTGTTCTTTCGGGAATTCATCGCCGTTCATACGGTATAATCCGATTTTCAATATTTCGGTTAAAAAGTTTGATTTAAACTGTTTGGATTTCTTCATTGCAGTAGTGTATTCATTTGAAGATAAAGGTCTCACCATAACTCCAACTTTTTTGTCAGTGTTTGGATATGTGAAACTAAATGGAATTTTTGCATTAACACCTTCGGTCAGTATTTGATCCAATTCCATAACTTCGTCATCAGTATTTTTGGATAAGGTTTCGATTTCCTCTTCACGTAATTTATCAACATTTGTCATAAGTAATTCACCTTTAAAATTTAGTAAGTATAAAAATAATCAAAGCTCCATTCAAAATAAACAAAGTATAATAATCAAATATAAAAAAAAGACCTACTCAATCTATATCAAGTAGGTCATATCATTATAAAAAATCTATTCTTCATATGGGTCTATTTCAACACATTCTTCATAAGTGAAACTGAAAGTCTTAGTTGAAATTTCACCAGGGTTGCTTTCCTCATCATTGGAAGCAATCAGACAACCTTTGTAGTTTTTCCTTATGATGTAAGGTTTATCGCCTTTGAATTTAATTCTCTGAAAAGTAGTAACCATTGCAGGTTCGGTTTTCATTGCTTTTAATTTGTCACGCAAATCAATGTATTGCTGTCTGCTGTCATATACAAGCTTTTCAATTTCAATAGTTCCACCGACAACATCGCTTCCTTGATTAACGTTTTCATCAAAACATTTAATCATGTCAGAACTGTATTCTGGTGTGTCCTTGAATGAAGTTCCACGGAATACTCCGACTCCACCTTCGCCGTTTTCATCGCCGCCGATAATAATATCTCTAATACTCATATTTATTGCACCTCGATAGAGTAATAAACGTTGATTTTGGTAATAATTCCATCAAAGACCAGTTTGGTAATGATGACATCAACACATTTTGCGTCTTTCTTTTCAACATAGTAATCGATGTCATTTAATAAATCCATTGAGTCAATGCATTTGTATTTAACTCGGTCTAATTCAGCAACAATCTGATTAGGTGTCGGAGTTCTGTTCCTGTTACCTAAGAACTGGTGCAATGCCATTTCCTTAATCACATAATCACGGACACGATTAATGTATAAATCTAAACCGTTTGGCTGTTCGGAATTAACAACAACATACTTACTGTTTCCACGGTCTAATGCTTTCAAGATAGTTAAACCTAAACCAACCATTGCTCTGCCTTGGTCACCAGTTTCAAAAGTATACTCAGGACTGATTGCAGTAACACCAGGAACTTGTTTCATAGTCATACTGTTACCAGGATTCAACTCAGCAATAACCTTAGCATAGTATGCAGCAGATTCAAGCACATCATATTCTGTACCGTTAACTGTCATGGATTGTGAGATTAAACCATAACACCATTCACCTGCGATTCCTGTTGTGGTAGTGTATGCAGAAATGTTCGCACGATTTATCGCTGCGACATAACCTGCCGGCATTTTCATCTTATGGATTGCCTGACAGAAAGTGTCAATGATAACAATTGCATCATCTGCTAATGTATCTGCTACGAATATCATATCAAAGTCTTCGCCTTTGATTTTAGCTAATGCTGCGGATAATTTAGCAGTAGTCAAAGTTTTATCTCTTGTGCCTTCGCTTTCAGTAGTGATGTTTACTGCAAGGCAAGTTCCACTTGTAAATATAATTGGCAGTACTTTACAACCATTATAGGTTTCATCAGTACCTAATGCAGTTTGTGCTTCGGTTAAACTTCCGAATAACTGTGGGTCTGCAACGGTAGTATCGAATGCACCTATAATTGCGATGTTGTTAAGCAAGCCACTTCTTCCTTTTGTTGGTCTTGATTGTTGAACAACTTCAATTTCTGGGTATTGTGCAGTCATAATAATTATGCTCCTACATTTAATTTCTTATAATCTTCAATGACCTTTTCAAGGTCTTTTTCATTCTTAATAGTCAAATCATTTGACTCTACGTGAAAAGCAACGCCGTTTTTAATCATATCGGATATTTCCATTTGGAACAGTTCTTCTTTCCATAAGTAAGGTGTTGCTTCGGTTTTCTTTTTAGCCATTTTATCATTCCTGTTCAATTTCTAAGTTATCATCATTAATGCTAACACAACTGTATTCGGTTTCATCAATATCTTTGGCTTCGATTTCAAGCATCTGCACGAGTAAATGCAAGCCTTTCAATGTGTATCCGCTACCATACTCATAAGTAGTATTGCGGAATTTAATGTATCTTGCAGTGCATTCATCGTTCTGCTTTAATTCGTTTTTGATATGTTTAACAACTGTTCTAAGAAACCTCGAACCACTAACATAGTTTGTGTCTTTGGTTTTCACATAAATATTGACCAAAGCACGATAATGGTAATCATCATAAGTTTCCTGAGTTGCTTCCAAATCAACATTTGCAACATAAATTGTATCGTCTTCCTGTGCAGGGACAGATTTGTCGATGAATTTTACATTGCATTTGTTGATGAATTCATCCTTTGAGGATTTGAGGATGTTATAGATAAGGAAATCGCTTGTCATGTCTGTATCGACATCAGTCATAAAAATTAACCTCCATTATAAACTTTCAAAAATAGAATCGATAAGATAGATCGTGTCATCAATCGATGGTTCGACATAAGGATCAGCTTGAATGCCTGAAACCATATGTCCTTTACTGAAATAATCAGTTCCACCATCAACCCAATGTAAGGCACTGAAAGTAACGGGTGCTACCCAATGGCTTTGAGTACCTTTTTCAATTGCTAATGGATATGGAAATCCAGTAACTGTTGATGCAGTGTTTCCAACGAGCCGGTCTTTTCCATCATGGAAAATATCAACACTGTTCGCCATCATTCCAGTAATGTAATGTTTCGATGAAATAATCATTTCCTGAAAACTTGACAGTTGGGTTGCAACTGCATCTGCCAATGGCTCTTCAAGGTTTTGCAGTTCTGATTTTTTCTCTTCTAAAACTTCACTGAATATTGACAGGACATGGTCGTCTTCGAATTTGGAAATTGTATCGTCCAATTCGCTTGTATCTGTTGTCACTGAAACTCTTGTTGTTATTTCAGGAATGAACATTTTATTACACTATCCATACATCGTTATCATTATTAGTGTCTGTTAAGTTTGAGATTCTTTGATTAATAAACTGTCTTAATGTATTCATTGCTGATTTATAGAGCAATCCTCCGTAGGATTGGATATATGTGTCTTCCATGTCTTCATTGTTAACACGGATGTTATATTTGTTCCATAAATTGCTTGCAGTCCATTTGCAGACTGCTCGTAGGAATATTCTGCCGGAGACGTCGGATAAATCATCAATGTTTAAACGGTTAGTATATGAATATGCAAGGTCTAATGCTTCTTCATAAAATAGTTGACATTCATCATTAGTTATTGTCTTATTGGCTTTTTCTGTTGCTTCGTCAACGGTCATGTATGGTGAAATACTCTCGTCAGTTTCATCAGTTTCAGCATTATCAGCTATTCTCCATCCATCCAGATTTGCAAGAATCATATTTCGGATGTTTTCATCATATTCTACGTTTATCAATACGATTCCCTCCATGTTGTGTTGTAAAAAAAATGATAAAAGGGAGGAAATTATCCTCCATCAGCAGTTAAAGTGATTGACAGAGTGGTTGTTTCGGAAGTGATGTTTGCTGTGTCTGAATAATCAGCATATCCGTCGCATGTTACTGTGATTGCAACGTCTGTTCCGATTGCGACATTTCCAACAGTACATCCTCCACTGCTCCCTGTTCCGTTAGCACATGATTTGCCACCGATGGTGACCATTGCTCCTTCAACAGGGCCTGTTCCATCTGTTACAGTAACTGCAATATCGACAGTTTCAGTTGTTTCTGCTTCGTTACTGTCGTTATTGGAAGCAGAATTTACTCCTTTGCAGTGTAGTCAACATCAGCGTATAAAACATCTTCTGGGAAGATAATTCCTACATCGAACATCCAGTCAACACTGGTTAAGTAGGATTTCATATGAACGTAGTATTGAGATTCAGAATCTGCTTCAAGAACTGGTCCGTATCCTACGCTGTCGGAATTCATTAAGATAATTACATCGCCGTAACTGTTTTCAGGGTCATCTAATGCATCTAATTGAATGATTTTACGTCCTCTGTAAGTAGCGTTTCCTTCATCATCAAAGACTAATTTGTCTCCTCTTTCAGTTTCACGAACACCTAATGCTTCAATTATTTTAGATTCCATTTTACTGGAAACATAGAAATCTGCAAGTCTTCTTTTACCTCTCTGGTAAGTGAACTGGTTTAACATTGCATTTAATTGAGATAAAATGTCATAACCTTCACCAGCATGGATTGTTGTAAATTCACCCATAGGGTGTTTTGGATTGGTTGCGTGTGCTGTATTGTATGCGGTTTTCACTGCATCTAACTGGTCAAGTAAACCAGATAATGCTAAAAGACCATCTTCGGTTGCATCGGTTTTTTTACCGAATATTGCAATTTGTTCTGCACTGAACGCACAACCTGGTGCAAGTAATGATTCGTATTTAGCAACGAAATTTTCTTTTTCGATATTGGTTTCCATGAATGTTTTTGGAATTTTAGTGTATGCTGTGAAAGCTTGAGCTTCCAATGCAGGTTTTAAGATTTCAGGTGCAACTTCGGTTAAAGTTGTTATGTCATCTAATTGTGCTCCTGCTGATGCTCCACTGATTTTATCCATGTTTTTGAGTTTTGGCCTTACTCTTAATGCTTGGATGTCTTGGGTTTCACCATTCATTTCAATGTATCTTAATCTTCCGAGCAATCTGGATTCTGCTTCGATTCTTGGGATGAATTCAGTTGCTTGTCCAGCAATTACTCCTTCGGTTACTGCTCCGTTATTGGTTAATGGTTTGTCCCATTTTACAATAACTGGAGTATTTCTTTGTGCAATATCTGCTTTGGTTATCATAAGTATTATTCCTCCATGAAATGATTAATTTGATTTAGCGAATTTTGATTCCGGTGACTGGGTCTCTGCCAGTGACTTCATAATAATTATTATTTTGCACTGGTGCGGTTTCCACAATCACTTTTTCTGATTTGGTGATTTTAGGACTGTCTTCGGTTTCGGCTTCGTCAGTTTCTACTGATTCGTCAGCTTCTTCAACGACTTCTTCATCCTTTTTCGCTTCGATTAATTCTGCAAGTTGCTCTTCGATTTTTGCAACTCTACCTTCAAGGTCTGAATCTTCTTTTTTGATTTCAGCTTCTTCTTCTTTTTCATCAGCAGGTTTTTCTACTGGTTCTTTATCTTTAACCGGTTCAACGGTTTCTTCGGTTGGGTCTACATTGTCTTCTTTTAAGATAGCAGGTTCTTCTTCTTTATCAGGTGTGTCTTCTGCTTTCTTAATTAAGACTTTGAGACCATCTAAGAATTCTCTAAATTCCATATTTAATACTCCTTTTTTTGAATTAGTATTGCTTTTTTTAATGTAAGCCGGATAATCCATAACATGCAATCCGTAACCATTAGCTCCAGCTTCGACGAAACTGATTAATAACGGGATTACACATTCTGCATCAGGAACATCTTGGTATCTGATAGTTCCGTGCAGATTTGCTTTACATTTGTCAGCAATACGATTATTCAGGCTAACACCTTTAAATTCACCAGTCAACAATCCTTCTTGTATTTCTGGATTGTCAACTCGGATTATCGCATTCCAACTTCCAGCAGGCACTACGGCTGTGCCAATGCTTTCATCAGTAGTTGAGATATAATTCTCGAGCAATGAAACTTCCTGTATCGGAATGTCATTATGATAAATCTCGAAATTATCTTGATTGTTGAAAGATGTGAATATTTTCTTAATATCTTCACTGTACAATGTGTCCCCTTGCGAGTCAGTAACTCCATTTGGGATAATACAGCATTTAACATATAATGCTTTTTGTTTACATAATAAAACCACCTATAATGCCTCCGTTTATGGTTAATTAAAAAAAGTGAAATTTATTGGTTGATTTCAAAACTGCATTGGCAATTACAGATATTACTGCAATTATTATGGTCATTAGTGACGTCACCAGGGAACAGCAAGTAATCTACATCTCCTGTCTGTGAATTAGTGACTTCGAATTTTGAAGTTAAAGGGATGGTTTCGCCGTCCATTTCTTCATGTCTTGTTTTTTCAAGTGTTGACCATATCCATGTCTTTGTCTGATTTGGATTTTCGTAACCTTCTCTGTTGGCTTGTCTGTTTTCCATTATTGCAGTTTCATAATCAAACCTATTGGTCTTGTATCTTTCAAGGTCTCTTGAAAGTTGATTTAATTCTTTGTAAGTGTATTTTTTATTATATGATGCTCCTCTTTCAAGATTCATTTCCAACCATGCCTGTCTCCTTGTTGCGGGCAGTTCCTTATTTTCAGTTATGCATTTTTCAAGGACTGCTTTGCGACTTGTCTGCCTTGGGAGCTTTTCAATCAAAGCATTGTATTTCTGAATATTGACGTCAGCAGTATTCAATACATTTTCTATATAATCTAAATTTTTAACAATTCTTTCAGCTTCAATTTTACTTAAATCATTGCTGACATTCATTATTGCTTTTCTTGCTTCACTTTCCATTTCCGGAGTTCTTGTCACTACGGAATGTGACAGTATTCTTTGCAAGTCTTTCTGAGATGCAAGTAAGTTATAATGATGAATTTCATCTTGGATATTTTCTTCTTTGTAAGGATCATAAATGTCACTTGAATATTCATCATTCCATTCACTTATTTTCTTATCAATCAGCCGGTTGTTTGTGAATTGAATTAATGTATATGTCCTGTGCCTTGCTTTTTGGATTACTGCAATCCTTTTGTTTGCAAGATAGTTTTTATAGTCATGCTTATTGGTGAGTCTCATTTAATTTCGCCTCTACTTCTTCGATTAAGGCTAAATCATTTTCATTTAAAGCTCCGGTGAGTTCTGGCAGTTTTCTATAATCCCATATTTCCGGATTGATTGTGAAGTCGTACTCTTGAATGTCTATTGCGTTTAAGTATTCACTTAATCCTGTGATGAATTGTTTTAAGGTTAATGCTCCGTCATTCCATGCTTGGCTGATTAATCCTACTTCGATTTCTTTTCTGCTACTGAATATTGGTGTAGATATATCTACATTAACTGGAATGCTGTATAATTCCATGATTAATTCTCTGATGAATTGCTTAACTGGTTTGTTTTCATTTTTTAGGTTTAATGTGTATATTTCCCATATTGATTTAGTTTTATCAGAGTTCATGCTTTCTTTGTCTGTATTAATCATTAATCGGACCAATGGTATGTTGTAATCGTTTAATACTGATTGCTGACATTTTTCCGAGATGTCCATCAGGTAACTTTGATTGTTATTTGTTAAGCTGACATAATCCATTGATAATGGTCTGTTGGATTCTGTGAATATTACGGCAGTTCCTCCGTTTGCACCTTGCAGTTCGTCTTTGATTACTTCTTCTCTTGCTTTCACTTGTATGACATTTCCGTCTGCATCGTATTTTATAGGTTTTGCAATTTGCGGTTCGAGATTGATGTTCAATACTCCACTGGAAATATTACCGTTGCTGATTGTTTTGTAATCTCCAGATGTGATTGCAATTTCTGTTAATATTTTTTTATAATCCTGCACCCATTTCGGCAGACTGAAAAACTGATAGATATTGTCTCCACCTAAAAGACTGGCGTATCCGAGTTTGTTACCTTCAAAATATTGTAGTTCGTCAGGATAATCTTCGCCCATGATTTTAAAGTATTTTGTTGTAGCATTGATTTGTTGTTTAAGGAGATAGTATGTCGAACCTTGAAGTGAAATTTTAATGATTTTGCAAGTGTGAATTGGTATTTGTTTTAGTTTGAAACGAGTATTATTCCAGACGTATTCTACTGCACTCCATCCTGCATAATTATAATCAACGAGCATATAGTACATTTCATCCGTATTGTCGATTAGGAATTGGTTGATTGTTTTGACTTGATTGATTAACTTCTCATCAGGTTCGTCTATTGTGTCTGGTGTTAATGTTATGTCATTGTATATTATGTCTGCCGCCAATATTCTGCTGCATTTTGCAACATAACTGCTGTTTTCAAATATGAATAAACAATCGTTCATCGGGATTGGTGGTTGTAATTCTACGGTGTTGGTCGCAGTGTCTTTGTTTTCAGATTGGAATACTCCTTTGTTTCGGAGATTATCTGCAATGCTTTTTTCAATTTTTGCAATGTTCCTGTCGACTGGAATTCCTTCAATAATCATAAATTTTATGCTCCTATTCTTCCACCACTTGTTATGGTGGTTTGGTTTGTAAGTAAATCGTCCATTGCGATGTATGCGTAACTTAAACTGTCGAGTTCATCAGGACTGGAATAATTTTTCATAACTTCCTTTTTTGGATGAACATAGACATATTGGTTGAATAAACTGTTGAGTGGATTGTACTCTTCAACAGTATATGAGAGTAATGCTTCATTAAAAAATAGTTTATCTTCTTTCACTGCATTTGCATGGGGTCTTGCTCTTGTATATTTGCTTCCAGTATTGCTTGCCGGAGTGTCTATGATGCTATTCGGATTAATCAAATCGCCTAATATCTGCACCCAATACTTCAATGCATCTTCACTTCGGCTTCCTGGTTCTCTTTCAAAGTTCACCATTACTGGATTGTATTTCATGTTTCGGATTATGAAGTTCCTGACCTCTTCTTCAATCATGCTGTTGTCAGGTGTTGCCATAATATCTGTGAGCATTAGTTTGTCATTGGTGAAATAAGTCAAGCAAGTAACACTGAATTTATCAGTTCCGCTCCCAGCAGGGTCAATTCCAATTGTGCTGAATACTGGCTTGAAAGTTTCATCCAATCTGATAACATTCTGGTTAACTCTTTCAAGACTCATTAACAATCCTTTTGTAATTACTGCATCCCAGTCTCCATGCATTAACTGTCTTTTAGTTAACTCATCCAGTTTTTCAAGGGATTTAGTGTACTCTTCTGTATCTAAATAAATATTGTCAAGATAACTTGAAGGTATAAATGGAACGTCTCCGAGTATGAATTTCTTTTTAACCCAGTCATGTCCACGACCACCAGGGTTGGTGCCGGCTCTCATCCTTATTGGAATATTTGATTTTTTCAGCTTCCTTAATCTTGAATGCAAGTAAGTGTATTGTTTTTCTGTGAATTGGGTTAATTCATCAAACCCGACAAATTGAAGTTCTGCACCTTGATACTGGTCAAGGTCGTTGTCATGGCTGAGATAACCGAAAGTTAATGTTGCACCGGATGGGAATGTAAATGTTTTAGTGTCACCATTCCACTTCACTATGCCTTCCTGTACAAAGGGATCTAACCATTTTTTTGCCCTGTCCATTATTGCACCAGGACGGGATAAATCCTGATAACTTCGCCTTAACAGTAGTGCAGAGTATGGGTTGTGCCATCTTCCATCTTCTAATTGTATGCAGTATTCTTCGCCGACATATTGTAAGGCAGCCATTAATAATGCATCTGATTTTCCACCACCAGCCATTCCTCCATATAGTAGTTCTTCGGCCGAGTATGTGAGGAAATCTACTTGTTGGTCGAAAGGGTCATGCGGTATGTAAGGATTGTTGTAGACTGTATCAGTCAGGTTCCGCATTTGTTGTGCGCATTCTTCTTTCGATAAATCGTTCAAATGTATCTGCATGCTCATTCACTATTTCTTCGGTGGATTTAACTGGTAGGTTTAGATTGGTGTTGATGTTCTCGGATTCTATTTGTTGTTTGTCGTTGATTTTTTCAGGTTTTTCTAGGTCTCTGAGTATTTGGGATTGCATTTGTCTTATTGCTCTTGGGTTGTCTTGCAATATTTTAGTTGCCTGTTTCACCGTCATGTCTTCTGGGATTTCCAGTTTGCCAGTGTCTGGTAGTACTCCGAGGTAGATTAATGCGATTTGGCTTAAAGTGTATAGTGCATCTAATTGAGTTTTTGCGTTTTTGTAATCGTTGTCTATGAATTCTTGGTAGCGTTGTTGTTGGAGTTTTTCTCTTTGTCTGGTGTCGTGGTCTTCTTTGTTTCTTTTACGCTCTTTCCATTTAAACAACTTAGCTATATTAGCTACTGTAGTTTTTGAAGTGTTGAATTTGTCTGCTATTTGCTGATAAGTACAACCATCATTTAACCAGTACTGGAACCATTTAAAGGAACCATTTTCAACAGATACTCCACTTTTGTTATTGGGATTGGGTACTTCAATGGGATGTCTCCAATCGTATTCATATGTTGGTTCCTCCATACATCTTAATCTCCTTTAAAAGTTCACATAAGTTCACATAAGTTCACATGAAATGATTTAAAAAAAAATAATAAGTTTTAATTGATTTTTACTGCTTTTCCGCCCGTGAATGTTTCCCAACGGTTGATTATTATTTGGCAGTAGTATGGGTCTAGTTCCATCATGTAGCAGTTTCGGTTGCTAGCTTCACAGGCGATTAGTGTGGAACCTGAACCTCCAAACAAATCTAATACATTCTCTCCTTGTCTGCTACTTGATAGTATTGCACGTGTGCATAGTTTTATTGGTTTTGGTGTGGCATGTCCTCCGGTTAGTTCTTTTTCTGTGTTATTGGTTCTTTTGAAATGCCATACATTATTCATGTTATCGTGTGTGTTGTTGAAGTAACTGCGGTTACTGTAGAATTCTTGCTTCAGTTCATCGTAGTCTTGCTTCAGTTCATCGTAGTCTTGCTTCAGGAAATCGTAGTCTTGCTTTAAGACTTGTTGTCCGTATTTTCTTAATGCTTCGTAGTTTTCTCGTGTAGGTAATGCAAACTGTGATTTACTATACCAATGGTTAACAGTCCTTCCATCTTTATATCCCAGTGCATT